TAAAATTGACTCTGATCCAAACTTCATTCTATTCAATAGTTTTCTAGCAGCGTCTTCACTACCTCCTTTAGTCCATTCTTCTCTATCTAATTGTGTTGGACCGGCGTCAAATATATCTCCGAAAGAACCTATATCTTCTATGTCCGCTACAAAAGTTTCTCCTGCAGCTCCTCCCATTACACCAGCAGCAAATCTTTTCATCCCTGCTTTTTTATTTAATCTATCTGCTTTAACTTGGGCTCTAACTGCATTTTTGCTTCCTACTCTTCCATATTTTCCAGCTTTCTTGGCCTTGATAGCACTATTAGCTAATCTTTGTCCTAACTTAAAACCATAAGCTCCAGGGATACCTATCTGAACTAAAGCTTCGGTTAATTTACCAATAGCTCTTTCTTCTGCTACTTCTTCAAAGGGATTTAGTTTGTCAAAAAATTGTTCTACATCGGCAGCTGTATCTGTATCAGCTCCTAGATCAATTAATTCTGCTGCTACTGAAAAGATTCCTTCAGGTACTTTAAGGACACCTGAAGCGACTCCAGCTGCCCCGGCTTTGTACCAGCTTACTTCATTGTTTTCTTCTGTGGGATTAAGAGGAATAATAGCCATTTAGCTTACCTCGTCTTCTGCACTATTTCTTTTTGTTTTTCTTTTGCTTTTTCTTTTCTGACGATTAGTTCTATTTCCTCCTGAGTCACAGCGTTAGGATCATATATTTTTCTGTATTCGAAATTAGGATCATCAGGGTTTAATAAAGTAAGACCTCTTTCTTTTGCTTCTTTTTGAGCCTGTTCATTTGTTAATTTAAATTGTAGAGAAGAGTCAGTTATTTTAATTTCTTCTTTCCCTGAACCATCAATATCAGGAGCTACATCATCTATTGGTTTTAAAGTTTCTGAATTAAAAGTTTCTACTGCTAATGCATTACCTGTAGGGTCTTCAGGGTCTTTAATTATTTTTTTCACAGTGTTGTCAGTAATATCATAGAAGTATTTTCCTATGTTATTGGTATAGAATTTTTGTACCTTCTTAGCTTTAACATCTTTACCTGGTACAAGTTCTACATCAACAACTTGATCAGCTCCAAATGTATCTATCATATTAGGCTGAATCTTATGATCATAGGTTGATCTATTCTTTGCATGATATCTATTAGTATAAGTTCCTTGAGCTAGATAGTCTTCAATTGAATTGTTAATTGATTGGTCTAGGACACTTAGTTCATTTTTGTCGGTTGCCTTAATTCTTTCCTCCCAGATTCTCTCTTTACCATATTGATCTAATCCTAATTGAGCGCCAGCTAATTTAAGGTCTCTCTCAGCTTTTGCTTTTGCATTTAAATCAGATAGAGCTTGTTCAGTAGGTTCAGCAGTTGCTCTAGCTAGAGTAGCAAGAGTTCCACCTCTTTTAGGTTCATTCATTAATCTTGGACCAGCTCTAAGTAACCATGCAGTTAAAGGATCAACTCCACTATACGGACCAGCTGCTTCTCTTAATTGTGTTGTGTAATCTGTTACATAGGATTCAGGAGTTCCAGCAAAACGATTTACTCTAGGTGTAACGTTGTGCATAATGCCAGTCATGGCGTCTCCACCCCTACGGAACATAGGTCTTCTAAATATATTGCTCATACTATGCAATTCCTTTAAAGTCTTTTGTACCAGCTCCCATTAATCTATAGATACCAGCTAGAGTTGAGCCAGCTCCTAAGACTGAACCCAATGCGCTAGGCGACGGAGAAACTGTTTGTTGAGTTTGACCTGGATATCCAGAAATCATACTTGCAATTCCTGTTCCAAATCTTTCTGCTGTCTGTAATGGTTGATACGCTTGTTGGTACGCTAATTGTTTTTGTGCATCAAGAAGAGCTTGACCTTGAGCTTGTTGTGCTCCTCCTAAAGTTGTTAACCCTGCAATCTGTTGACCAGCTAAGGCTGGAGCATTTTGTGCAAGAGCCATTTGATTCAGATAATTTTGTTGAGCTGCTTGTTGTGCTGCCCCATAGCCAGCTTGTTCTAACTGTGCTTTTAATGCTGCTCTATTCATATCACTTGAGGATTGATACTCAGCTAATTGTACTCCTTCTCTTCCTCCTCCTAAAGCCCCTTGACCATAAGCCTGAGCTTTCAAAGAAGGTATACCTTTTTGTGCCTGAACATCAAATTCATCTAAAGTAGTTTTAATAACGTCTGCTTGATAAGGAGACATGTAAGATTGGTAAGCTTGTGGACCTGTGGCACCAGCTGCTGACTGTAAATAAGGAGCATAACTTCCTAGTCCAGCTGATAACCCATAAGCTTGAGTTTGTAGTGGGTCTTGCCCAGCTACAAATTGTTGACCCATAAATTGAGTAGGATCAATACCCTTAGTTGTACCTATCGCTTTTGTTAAATCGTCTAAATATGTTTTACCTGCTGCTTCAATAAATGGAGCTGGTAATTGTTGTACTTGTTGAACTTCAGCCATTATACCACCTTACTCTCTAAATTTTTCATTGTATCGTACATAACTTGAGCGCCTTTTTCAACGCTTCCACCACCTGCAGCTCTGACTGCATCGGCTGTCATGACAAATTCGTTATTAGATAACATTGCTGGAATGTCATCAGCTTTTTCTTTTACTCCAACGGGAGGAATAAATCCACCACTATCTCTTAGGTCTAGTTCATTGATGCCTGCTGCATTGTTTCTTGTAGGTAGGTTACCCATGATCCCTGCTGCCTGGGCCGTTTGATCTGGACCATACGCAAAGCCTATTCTACCCCCGTCAGCTTTTCTAAACTTTTGACCACGCATTCTATAATCAAGATGCTCAGGTCTTGCTCTGATTTGATCCGTTTCCGTTACGATGTCATCCCAAACCGCATACTTATCTACATTGAATTTGTTTGGGTCCATCTGTTTGAAGTCTGAGATAGGGTGTATATAGTCTGGGTTATTTGCTAGGTCTAACATTTGATTAATATCTTCTATAGCAACGCCAGTAAGCTTAGCTATGTCTTCATAACTTTTGCCACCTCTATTTAATTCTAAAATTCTTCGAGTTATATTCCAGGGTAATTTTCCTATTTGGCTATGTTGAGCTAGTAATTCATTCTCTGGGTTTCTAGCGTTCAGTCGTTCGGATAAAGAAAACTCTCCAAGATCAACAATACCTCTGCCGGCAAACCCCATTCTTCCACCATGAGCTTTTTCGACTGGCGCAGCGTGGAAAAAATTTTCGTGTGGTCGTTGATAGTTGCCATATACATCTGGATTACTTTCTCTCATCTTCATTAAAAAAGATTCTTCAGCAGTTCCAGTCTTAGGGTTATACTCGTCTACTAGTCTTTCATCAAAACTATATGCGACGTCTCCTGAGCCTCCAGTTTTTCCGAATTCTGCTAGGTCTATTTCATCAATTCCCTCAATTCCTCTTACTCTAAGCTCTTCAAACATTTCAGGTGTTGATCGGCCTCCTTTAATCATACTGATGATTTCTAACGTAGTCATATTTCTTGGATCATTTTGGCTAGTCGAGATAGTCATATCTTTGATAGTGCCTCTCTCAGCGAAGCCAACTCTTCCACCTTTTGAATACATTTGTGTGGCAACCCATGCTGAAACTTCTTCATCGGATTTATCGGGATTAGCGTTTGAATAATATTGTGTTAAATGAGCTCTTAAAGCTTCTGGATTACTTTGAAGTTCTGCTACTTCATCTTTTTCCATTCCTGAAAATGCTGCAGCTGCTCCTCCTAAAGTTGCTGCGCCTAGACCAGCCCAACCCATACCGGTTAAAGCTCCGGTAGATTGATCAACAAATGTTTTTCCTAATAATTTTCCCAGTCCACTTGCTGTGGGACCAGTCCAACCTTCAGATGTTAACATAGCTTTGAAAGGACTGAAACTTCCTTTACCAAAAAAAGAACCTAGACCTTTTAATCCTCCCATTTGATTGAGACCATATAAGCCTCCACCTATTAGGGCAGCTTTACCTAGTGGGCTTTTAGCAATTTTCTTAACGCCTTTACCAATACTTTTAAGCATGCTTCCCAGACCGAAATGAACTCTGCCACCATCGGCTAGGCTATTAGCTATTGCTTCGTCTAGTTGAATAAGTTCTGTTTCTGTTAGTTGGTCTAAGTTTTTATTAAATAGCATATTAGCCATAGAATTTCTTTCATCCATAGGATCAGGAGCAGAAGCCATTTGCATATTAGGGTTCATATTACCTGTATATTTAATGCTTGGAGCGCCTGCTTCTAATGTTTCTGAAATATTAATATCTGTTATAGCCATAATTAAGTCACAATTTAGTTTGATGGCAGGCGTGATTATCCTGAATTATCACACTTTATTTGATTTTTTTAGCTTCGTCAATATTTTTAAACGGTTGACTACCTTGATATAGATCATCCCAGAAACGCCCACAGTACTGGTATTCGCCTACATGAGTGATGTAATCTTTAATATAAACATGTACTTTTCCCCCCATATCACACCATCTTTGACAAAATCCAAAATCTTCTCCGTAGTATCGTTTAGTTTTAGGGTCATGTAATGTATCAAAAAGATTATAAGTATTAGGTGTTTTAATTTCTTCCCCATTAATAACAGTAGGTTGAAACACTTCTAACTCTGGGTAGTGTTTCATCATCTTTTCTAACACCTCTCGCTTAATTAACATACAGCCAGTAGGGGCATGAGTAACTTCAGCTACTCCTTTATTAGCTTGAATAGATTTTTGATTCTCTACTTTTAATGGAAAAATATAGCCGGCTTTAGATAGATCGTCTTTATTAGTAACAGCTCTGTCTCTTTCGGTGGTTCTTCCCCATATCTTTTCCCAATTAATAGTCTTCATTGGGTATGGGCATGCAATAATATCTAAGTCTTTTTCTATCATAGAGAAAATAGTCTTGCTTTGAAAGTCTATATCTGAGTCTATAAATAATAGATGGGTATACTTATCTGAGTGGTTTAACATTTCAGCTACACAAAGATTTCTCCCTTGAGTAACTAAAGAGGATTTCATTAAGGTAAAACTCACTAACATGTTTCTTCTTAAACAATCTTGTTGAAATTTTAAGACTGCCTGACAATAGTGCATACTCACATCACTATGAACTGGAGTACAAACCATTATTTTATGGGGAGATTGACCCCCTATATTAATAGTCGTCACAGCACTCTCTTGTTTAACAGGAGAAGTGTTGGATGTTTTTATAGTTTGATAAGTATCTTCATTAAACCAGATAGGCTCATTGGGCTTTCGCATTAATAGCTCCTTCTAAAAATTTAGTCCAGGTAGTTCCTATCTTGCCCCATCCATAATAGATGTTAGCATAATGAGATTGAGATTCTAAATGATTTAGAACTTCTGTCTCATGTAATTTAAGCGCTGCTTTTTCTATTGCAAAAGCAAACTTTTGAGCCATTAGTCTATGGTCTTTTTCATAAGGAACATACATAGGAAACTCAGCTCCTGTTTCATATAAAGCTCCAAAGTCATTGACAATGCAGAATAAACCTGCAGCCATAGATTCTAATAAAGAGATACAAAAAGTCTCTTCAAAGATAGATGGGTAGACATACATCTGATACATAGTTAAATTATCTTTAATATATTCATTAGGCTGGTAGCCTATGTAATTAACATTGGGTAATTTCTTAGCCTGTTCATATAAGGCTACATAATCTTTATCTGTTTCTTTATGAAAGTGTTCTCCATAAACCATTGTAGAAGAATAAACATCTAAAGTTATTAAAGGATTCTTAACCAACTGCATAGCTCCCAATAGAACTGAGAGTCCTCTCCATGGGGTATTATGATGAATTATTTTTATAGCGTCTCCTTTTTTATAAGCAGGAGCTCTTTGAATACCATTGATGCCATTCTTAATAACTACGCATCTATCTGTAGGTATATCAAATTTGTTTCTAAACTGTTCATAATTCCAATGACTGTTGAAAACATACCAGTCATATTTTTTATGATTACTCTTATCACTAAACCACGGGTTTAAATTAGGTTGGTCCCAAGAATTTTTCTGCCATAGAATATTTACTTTATCCTTATGCAAAGGAATTCGTTCAGGCACAGACGTACAAATCTGTACTTCTTCTAACAGTTTAAAATCTACGTTTCTTTTTAAGTACTCAAATTGGAGTTCAGTCCCACCCCTAGGATTTTTTATCTTCATCTTTTTTCATTACTTTCTGTATAGCATTCATTCCTTTAGGGGACACAGTTACAGTACAATCTTGTACTATATCAGGTCCTTCTTTCTTCTCCAAAGATGTCTCTCCGGTTTTTGTATTTCTATAAGTGATTACAGTTGTGCAATCTATTTTAGTTATATCAACCATTTTCATTCTCCCTGTTTATCAGCGCATAGCTACATACAACAGTAAGTTCATTAGCTGTTGCAGCTTGAGCTTTTATAGCATCCCCCGCTTCTAAATTCAAGCCCTGAACTGTAGCATTTACCACGCTACTAGACAACACATTGTCTCTAAAAAATTCATAATTAGTAGTAGCTGAGCTATCATAAACGCTTCCATTACACAAGATAGTTCCGGTACTTGCATTAGAAAAATAACAACTTTTTACTATTGCTATTGCTGAAGTACTAATAGTAAGGACCGTTGTTAGGTTAGTTGTTGATAAAGCTATGCTTTTATTTTTATATTGTATACTCATGATAAGAAATAGTTAAATGCATCCTGTTCGTTTTTCATGTCTTGCTGAAATGAAAAATTTAATTGAGTTTTAACTGTATCCAGAGCTTCTAAAACTTGTCTTTGATTTTCTACTTTATACTCTGGTTGAGGTTCCGGTATGTAGGCTGTTATCTTCGCCATAGATCAACTATGCCTCCTCGGTTTAAGCCATAAGAATAACCTTCTTTAGCTCCGGTTGTTCCAGCAGAACTATAAGCTCCCGTATTTGCTGAGCCCATATTATTCCCTGAGCCTGCAGCAATGTGATCTACACCACCAATCGGATTTCCACTAGGAACAGAGGCTAAATCAAGCATTGTTTCTACTTTGGTTTGTGGCGCTGTATCTTTATATTTCTCTAGCCACTTCTGTGCCATTTCTTGTGAAGTTGCAGAACCAAATGCAGACATTCCAGGTGCATTCATCCCTGTAAAAGGTCCGCTTGTCATTTGGAATGGATTTTGTTGTGTGCCTATTCCTATCGGTTGACCCATATTACCGGTTTGAAAAAATTGTTTATTCATATCTTTTTGAGCTTGAGTTAATTCTGGTCCTTTAAACATTCCCATTGCTGCTTTTACTGGAGAAAGATTCATAAGCTTCTCTAAAGCATTGCCTCCTTCTTGGTCTTCCGTCACTTCACTAACCTTATAATCCATTCCTCCAAATCTTTCATTGAATTGCTCTTCTGTTAAATCTTTATAGTGAGTATTTTTATAGATATTTCCCATATCATCTGTGATAGGTCCATCAGCATAACCGATTCTACCCCCATGAGCTTTCTTGTCAGGAGCTGTTGTTTTACCGGATTTAATATCTTCCATCTGTTGCATAAGTTCTTTAATTTTTTCCCATCTGTCGGCAATACTCATTTCTAATTGTACTATACCTTCTTTATCATCATTACCTTCTGCATACCCAATTCTTCCACCAGCAGCTGCCATGTGTTTTTGTTCTTTAACTTTTTTCCTACGCTCTAGCTCTAGTAAGTCCTCTTGCATCTTTTGATCATGCATCCACTGATCAATCATACTTCTCTCTTTTTTATATTGTTCTAGACCGTATGAACCTACTTCAGAAAAACCTAGTCTACTAATCCCACCTGTATGAGATTCGATTCTGCTTCCATAAGTATCGGTCCAATCACGAGCTATCTCTGGCTCGTTGGCCCATAAATATCTTCTTTGTTTTTCAGATTGAAATGGCATTATCTTCTCCCGTCTGCTTGTGCATCTAATCTTAATGTTCCATATCGCCAGGTTTCGCCTGTGGAATCATTTTCAATATTAACTGATACCAGTCTTCCTCTGGCTCTGGTATCTACTTTAGCAGTAGTTGCCGTAACTGTAAAGGGTCCTAATGGAGAGCTCGAAGGAGTATCATCAGGGTAAGAACTCACATAAAGAGTCATTTTAGCATTGCCAGTTAAGTGTTTAAAATCAGGGATAATTCTTCTCACAGCCATGAAATATTCTCCGTCTCCTCTAAAGTCTACCACGCCTGTGACTTGACCCATCATATTCTTTTTAGAAGTAATATCATAATCCCCTGATCTAATATAAGCATTGATCGCTGTAGTGCCTGAACTATTAATCTGATCCGTACCTGTTTCTTGTGCATAGTAGGTACTAGCTCCAGCCAAAGCTGTCGCTCCATAAATAGGATAGGTAGGGGTAGCTGATGATATATATTCTGTAGCGTATGGCAGATTGAAAACTGTAGCATCGATATAACTTGATCTCGCTAGTGATGAAGTCGTCCAAATATTCTCTCCATAATTATAAGTAACACATCTATCAATTTGTTTTTCTCCATCTGATGGATAGAACCAATTAATCTCAGTGAACAAACTATTATGACTTGCAGCCACTATTAAGTTAGCATCATAATTAACTCCTAGATTAGCTCCGGTACTTTCAAATACAAAATCTTCTACTAAGCATGGAATAGATTTAACCGTACCATCGTATCTATAGAATCCACCTGCGTCTCCCATCCAATAGACTGCTCCATCGGCTGCGATAGCTGCGTTTGGCCCCATGCATCCACAATTAGTTCCAACCTGTCTCAGACTGAATGTGTAGGGTGGACCTACATATTGAGTTACATAAGCTGCTGTATCCGTTAAAATTAAAACATAATCTTTACCAGCTACAGCGGCTCTGATAGCATTTCCTGAATCTAGTCTAAATGTCCCAGCTGTATTGGTAGCTGTGGGAGCATAACTATTTAAATTTTCTTGGTCAGAAAATCTTACAAACATAGGGTCCAGGGTAGTGGTATCTCCAATAGTAGTCTCAGTTCCTAAGTGAAATAAATGTCGGTCTCTATCCGAGACTAACGTCATCAGCGATGCTGTTGGGTTAGCTGATGTTGAATAACTTGTTGTAGAGGTAGAAGCTCTAATACTTCTAGGCGTGGCAGCTCCTGCGTCCCACGTGAAAGTTTTACCATTACGAATCGTAGCAACTAATACTTCTCCATAATTGTCTAGGCTCCAGAGGCCTGGGTCTAGAACTACGTCACTTGTTGTACGTTCAGTACCCCAAGTAGAATCGCCCCATAAATAAGTTCCCCAACCATAACCATAGGTTTGGAAAGTAGGTCCTATTACTTCATAAGGAAGTATAGTCGCTGAGCCAGTTCCGGTACTAGATGCTGCAGACGTTGTTGGCATTTCAATAGCGAATGTATTAGTAGAGACATCGAATATCTCAAAACCATTATCAGTAAAATCAGTAGTAGCCCATCCAGAGCTAGTAGGAACGGTAACCGTTCCATCTTCGAAAGTTATATAATCTCCTGTATCTAAACCATGAGAGGTTTTATTAACCACCACAGTTTTACTATCCAAAGCAGGGGTAAAGGTACATAAAGTTATACCTGTTTTTAAAGGAGTAATGTCAAAAACTTGATCAGCATAGTATACTAGTAAGACTTTGTTGGTTCCAATAGCTACATATTTTTCCCCAGCTAGACTCGTAAATGCATGTTGAGATCGTGCAGCTCCTGGTAATGTATAAGTAGGGTTAGTTAATTGCGTCCATCCACCTATTTTTTCAGGTAATCCATATCTAAATCTAACAAAATCCCCGTCTACCCATTGGCCTTCTGCGCCAGATTCAGTAGCTTGTTTGTTAAATCCCGGGATAAATTTGAGCTTTTGTAACATAGTTTATCACTATATAGGCTATTCTTTAAATAGTCTAGATGTAGTTTATATTGAGTAAAAAGCGAGCTTTTGCGTCGGAGCAGGTTGTTCCTGAGTGTTCTGTTGTGGCCGGAAAAGTTACTATCCGGTTCTCTTTATTTACCACACTTTTCCCTGTTTTAAAAACAGTTTTAGCATTGGTGGTATTTAAAAAGAATATACTAGTCTTTATTCCTTTAGGTTCTTTCACATCCATATGAAAAGGAAACGATAATTTTTCTGGAGCATATGGGTTACAGTTAGCTTTGACTTTAACTAATTCTTTTACATTTAATTTCTCAAAGAGAGGTTCGAGTAGTTTAATTAGATGGCTCATTTCTTTCCCATTCTTGTAGAATATGTGGGTAAATTGATAATGGTCCAATTTAGATTGTTCGTAAGCATCATTATTGACTTTATATGCATTATAATACCAGGGAAAAGTATTACACATCATAATCGTTTGAAGCTGAGAAAACTCATCTGCCGGTAGGAAGTTATCTACAATCTTCATTAGTATGCCCACGTTACAAAACTATAACGTGTTCCCTTTCTTACTTCATTTACATGATGAGGGTATACAAAACAAGAAGGAAATAATAAAATATCCCCTTCTTTCATGTCTATAACATGGTCATTAAGACAGAACTCTCCTCCTTCATAATTATCATTTAAATTACCTACAATAGATAAAATAGGAATTCCTCTGTCCTTCCCATCAAAGATGTCATGGATATGATCGAAGTGTCTTCTCATCATAGTGCCTGGAGGATATCTATTAAATCTTATTAAATTTATTTTATGAACAAGTTTTTGTTTGAGTCTAGCCTGATACCTATCTAAAGCTTGAATCATAAAGGGGGCTAATTCATTGTGTAGCTCCATCGTACCATTAGCTACTTCTAATTCTTTGGTGTCATAGGATCGGTTTTTAGAAGTATGTTTATTATACCAGGTATGAGAGCTCCATTTAAAATCTGGAAACTGGTTTATAAGTCTCTGACATAAACCTTCCGGTATGAGCTTCTCTTTATATATAAAGTCTTCTAGTCTAGGTCCCATGAGATTACAATTCTATCTTTTAAATTTGGTTTCTTCATTTCAACTCTGTGTTCTACATAACTTCTAAACATAAGTAACATTCCTTCTACAGGTTTATAGTAGCAATCTGTATAGGTATGATCATTTTGTAATTTTACTTTCTGATCATGAGCTGTCCTACCATAAGGATTTTTCATATCAGAAGGAACAGGGGATTTAAACTCTACTCGGGCATCATTAATATCTGCTTGAACATAGTATATAAGAGAAATGGTTGTTCCTCGATGGTCATGAAAATCATTATGATGACCTTCTGTGTACCAATGGAACCAAGACTCATTGGGTTTAAGTTTCTTAGGCCAATTGTGAAACTTAACATAATCATCTACCTTTCTCTCAATCCAATTATTTAAAGGTTCTAGTGTTTTATCTTTATGTAAGGGGTAAAGATGAAAGCTTTTTAGTTTCTTGGTATCCTTATGATCTTTTAATTCTTGAAGACGTTTAATGATCCCTGGAGCCTGCTTCTTGTGATCAGGATTATGAGCCACTCCTATAAGAGTGGGGAACCAGGAATGTATGTCCATTTTATTTTGTAACAATGGGTTGATCC